GTGTCCTGGTTCCACTTCTGCGCGCCCTTGTCGGTCTTCAGGGCCATGCTGTAGGCCGTCAGTGGTGACAGTCCTCGATGGAAGTCAAACGGATTCGGCAACCTGAAAAAGCAGACCTGGTTGACCGGGATACGCACCTCGGGTTCGCCATGCTTTGACGTGTAGCCGTAGGCGCTGATGTACTCCGCCTTGTCGGGAATGGGCCGCATCCGGCTCGATGGCACCGGCCAGATTTGCGCCAGGCCGCCCCCCTGGTCCGGCACCAGCCACCAGTAGGCTTCCCCACGCAGCAGCCACCAGGACAGCGTGTACCGTTTCAGGAACGAGTTCGACATGAACGGGTTGGGCCGGCGCATCAACTGTTCAAATTCATGGTCCGGTATGGCCGTCAGGTCTTCGCCCTTCCGCTCGTGCATTTCCAGCTTCGCGCGCGCGCCTTCTTTGGCAATCAGGTCGATGTCGCTATACACCCAGGACGATGTAATAGCCAGCCGCTCCCAATCGTCCTGCGTCATGCTATTCCACGAGTCGCCTTCCAGCAGCGGCGCTTCGCCGGCGTGCAGCGTCGAAATGTCCACCCGTCGCGGCTGCGCTTTCTGATAGCCGAGGCGGGCGACCTGCCTGTCAAGCCACGTGTCGTAAAATGGCATTAGTGCTCCGATGCTTTCAGGCTGTATGCCAATAAGCCGAAAGCGTTAAATCCTGTGAAGGCCCAGCAATGTATCTATGGCCTCCCGGAATCTGTTGTCTGTCAACTTGAGTACATCCAGCGCCAGTTGAGTATCCCCACGGGCGACAGTGCTCGCGGCCCCCTTGACTGATAATCTGTACTCTTCCAACAATAGCGCCAACTGTTCATTCGTCATTCCGCACTCCTTTCGGGTTGCTACTTCCAGCCGCCGCACTGGGTACATTGCGCGTTGCCATTTTGGAGAGTGGCGCTACAATAGTCACAGATCCACTTGCCGGCGGCTTCACCACTAAACTTGACGCCAGCCATGCTGTCATCTATCACAACGGGAACGCCGAGCAGCGAGTGGGTTCCGTCACCAAGCTGGTGCATGAAGTATGCCCCATCCCCATCTCGCAATCGCATCACATGGCGGTAGCGATCTACATTCATTGCCACGCTTTGCGGCTTCATTCCAGTCCGCTTCATGTATACCCATGATTCGTCGATGATGTCGTCAATGGTTATCACCTCCGCACTCCTTTCAGGGTTGCGCCCCCACTAGATAAAGCCCCAGGTGAAGCCCGAGTCGTGCCCCTGCCAGGCCAGCGCCAGGGCCATCACCGTATCGTCATGCAAGCCCGCCGGCGCCTCGTACCGCAACAGGCCCGACGGTAGCCGCTTCGCCTCGAACGCCTGCAATTCACCGATGAGCACCGGGTCAGGAATAATGGCAATGTCCGCCCTCTCAAACGCCAGCGCCAGCGCGTCGATGGCCTGCTGCTTGCTCGCGTTCGTCGTGGTGAACGGCTGCACCGGCAATCCCTCGCGCTGTAATTGCTCCACTAACGGCTCCCCCATGCTGTTGCGCTCGGCGATGATAGTCGAAGGCCGGAACCGTTCGGCCAGCGCCATCAGCCGCCCGACCTGCGTGTGGTAGTCAATCTGGTTGAACCGGTCCAGTGCCACGAGCTGCTTGTCCGTCGCGTCCAGTATGGCGATGGCGGTGAAGTCGTTGTGCTTGCCCCAGTCCACGCCGAACGTGTACTCGTGGTTCGCGTCCTCAATCTCGCCTCGCTCGTTGGTAACGGTGGCGCGTCCATCCTGCGGTTCGACGGTGGCGGCAGCCATGACACGGCGAAAGATTCCGCCGGCGTCGTCGATGAATTCGGCGAGGTATTCCTGTCGAAAGATGCGCCCTGGTAGGCCGGTCTGGGCTGCGTCAATCTCTCCGGCCGGGATAAACGGGTTTGTTCCTGTCGGGAACTGCCACGAGCGCCAGTCATCCGCCTCGCCACTGTTGCCCAATGTCCAGAGCCGCCAGAACCAGTTCCGTCCCTTGGGCGTCGAAATGAACAGCGCCCGCCCCTGCCGGTCGGACAGGGCTGGCCGTAGTGCCTCCGTCCAGGCGCTCTCTTTGGTGAACGCGCACTCATCGAGTACGACAAAGTTCAACCCCTCACCGCGCAGGCTATCTGGATTGTCGGCAGAACGGACCTGCACCGTCCCGCCGCTCGGTAGAGTAATGAGCCGATCTACGTGCCGAATCTCGACGCCGGGTAGCTGTACGCCCAGTTGCTTGATGCCTCGCCAGCCAACGGCAGCGACCGGATAGGATGGCGCGACCCACCATGCCCGCCCGCCGTGCATAGCCGTGGCGATGCACATGAGGCTGCCCAGCATTGTCTTGCCCCAGCGACGACCCGAGGCCAGGACGCGGAAACGGACCTTATGATCCCAGACCTCTTGTTGGCCATTATGGAGGCTCGGCAGTACGACCATCGGGCCATGTCAGCTCTATGATTTCCAACGGGCCACCGTCCTTGCCGGTGATTTCCTGCTTCTGCATCGGCTTGCCCATCTCCCATTCGATGATTTCGGTTGCGACATTCTGGCGCATCTGTTCCTTGCCACTGTCCAGCCCAGCCACCTTGACGGCCATCGCCTTGGCTAGATTGCGACGGCGCAGCTCCATCGCTACTACCACGCCATCGGCAGCCATGAGCCGTACCGCTTCATCAATAGGTACGCCCTTGTGCTTCCACTGGTAGACCGTATCGGGCTTGACGCCAATCTCCTGGGCCGCTTCCTTGTCAGTCGAGAACTCTTGCCTGGCCACGACGAACCGAATCTGATCCGTGGACAATCTTGCCAGGGCTTGCCCCAGCTCGCTAGAACTTGATTTTTCTTGACTCGCCTTGTCCTGCATCTTGCTCCGGCCCTATCGTTACCACCAACACTCGCCCCTTCCACATCAGCAGCTTCAGCGCCTCGGGCATTCCTGATTCGTCAATGTCGAACATCAGCCGCATCCCGCCATCGCCTGCCATGCGGATCGCCGACAGGATAGGCGGCAAGGTTGCCCTGAAGGTGGCACTATCCTCCGCCATCTGGTCCGCGCATCCTCTTCCACAGCCACATGCGGAACAGCGCCCATCGATAGAAGAATGGCCACTGGACGCGGCAACAGGCACGCCGGGGCTGTCGCGCTTCCCACTCCTCTAGCGTGACGTTGCGGAAGGTGGCGGTGTCAGACATCTAGCTTCAGCCCTGGCAAATGTTCCTTCATCAGCTCAAGCGTACTGCGCTCACAGGCCATCCAACCTCGCGCCAAATCGATCCAGAATTCTATGTCGGTTTGATTGCCCACAATGTAGCGCCCTGAACTATCGCCGCCTGACGAATATAGGTCAATCTTCCCTTCCTGAATCTCGTCAGTCACCCCTCACCCCTTTCGCCCGGCACAGACGCGCCCCCGACGCCTGCGCCGGGCATGGAGAAAGGAGGAAGAAGATGAAGAAAGCCCCCGTGCGGTTATGCTATTCACGATGGTGCTTCCGGTTCATCGCATGGTTCGTCCGCCGGCCGCCAATACACCCAGGCCCACTTGCCGCTCACGAACGCCATCTCGCGTTTCAATTTGCCCGCCCACACCATTCGCATCAGTTCCCCTTTCGCCCGGTCCAGTGTCAGCCCCGTGCGTTCCTGGTACTCCGCCCGTGTGAACTCAAAATCGCGCTGGTATCGAGGCTGGCCCATCGCCACAATCTCGTCGAGGATGTCCTGTCGCTGCTGGTCTGTCAGGGCTGTCACAGCGTCTCCTCCAGTCGCAGATCCTGGTAGTGGACGAACGGGTGAATCTCCCTCAATCTGCCATCCACAATCTCGTAGGCGCACATGCCGTTGACCAGCTCGGGGTCTGACTGCGTGACAGTTCGGGCGAAATCTGTCAGGCCGCAGTAGGACGGGACGACAGTCAAGTCGTGGTAGCCGTGCTCATCCATCCATCGCTCGTCCAATATCACATGGACCCACGTGTGCCGGTGGGCGCGAATGTACACCCTCGCTGCTTTCTTGCCCATGCGCCTGTCGCGGTAGATCCTGTCCCGCAGGTAGTACAATGCGACATTGCCTCTCAACCAGTCCCGGCTGCCTGGGTGCGGGCCGTGGTGGGAGGTGTCGAACAGCACCCCGTCCACGTTCGTCCGGCTATGGTGAACCGATGCGATGTCTTTCGATGGGTACTCCTGCTGTAGCGCCCAGGCAATCTTGGCGTCGGCGCTCCCTGGCCACACATGGGCCGCCGTGCCGGTGAACATTCGCACCGCCTTGACGTTCGGCATCCCCACAATCGGCTTCAGGTTCCATTGGGCAATGATGCGCTGGTCCGACCGGCTCACCCCGTCAATGATGCCTTGCGGGTGCTTCGTGCCCTGCGTCGGGTCGCCCGCCTGGAAGACAATCACCTCGTCGCCGTCGGCGAGGTCTTTCACGCTATTCAAATGTTCAAGGTACAATAGCCACATAAACTTCTGGGTATGGGTCAGGTCAGGGCACCACTCCTCGGGTTCACCGTGCTCATCGAGCTGCCGAACCAGCACCGTGTCGGGATTCAATAGGCCCAGAACGTGCCCGGCGTGTTCATCTGCCAGGGCCACGACAAGCCGCCGGTTGGCCTTCCTCCTCGTTCGTCTCAGCATGGGGCGTCCTGTTCAGGGCGATAGGCCAAGTACCGCGACCCCCGCCCCTGTCCGGTATTTCCCCTATCCAGCGCACACCCGCGTCTTGATTCGCCGCACGATTATGATTTGGTAAGGGCCGCAGCCAGGCCGACAAATGCGCCGGCTACCGCTGCCCCAATATCGCCTGCCCACTTTTTCGCATTGAGGCTGTCATGTTCGTGGTCGTGTTGCCTCCAGCGTTCGTCGTTTACCCGTCGCGCCTCAGTGTTCTCGCGGACATAGAGGTCCAGTTTGTCGATGCATTTCTTGATCTCAATCACATCGAAGGCCACACCGTCCATCTTGCCGCCCAGGATCGCGTTCGTAACTCGCTGGCTGTTGCCCGTCTCGTCTACCATCTCGCCTCAATTTATGCGTCTATGTGTGTGACTCCAATCTCGCCCGGTTTGGGCCTG